ACTTTGTGGTGATAGATTATACAACCATCACCCCGTTTCTTTGCCATCTCGATATGCCGTTCCGTCAAATTCCCCGGTAATCCGTTCATCGCTTGTCCACCTTTTCCGTATATACCTGTTTGTGTCCGTTGTAATCTCGCACATCCATAACCTCATGATAATCGGTATCGCCAGACTCATACACTCGATGTCCCACCGAAACGGAAGACGTAGCCGGGAAGAAAATCAAATGCGTGTTTTCTACAATCCGGCCTTGTATCTCTTTTTTGTATGCCCCGCTCTTCGGGAATATTTGCACCGTCGCACTCTCTACAACATTGGTTGCAGTAGTAGGGTACACGCTCCCGCTTGCAAACGACACACTCGCACTCCGTACAATAACAGTAGGACCACCAGCAAGCAACTTGTCTGTGTCATCACTCCAGCTCATCAGTTCGCATCCCCGATGTATTCGCTTTCATCAACACCGTACTCATTTATGTCATAAGCAATTTCACGAATATCTTCATACGGTTCATTTTGTGCTTGTTCCATCAATTCTTTTCTGGACTCAATCAAGTACTTATAATAAGCACCCCGACTGACTGCCTTGTCGCCTATTTTGTAATCGCCCAGCATATTAGGATCATCTAATATAGCCGCTATGCTTATATCTATTTTCGCAATCAGTTCAGCCGGGGTTGCCATTTATGCGTTACCCTTCACGACGTACCGGTTCGACACGGCACCACAGCCGCCCATGTACCGAGCTTTGAACCGAAAGATTATATCTCTCTCAAACTCCTGGTCATTCCCAGCTTTCGCCTGAAGGACCTGAAGCGGAAAAACTTCGGTGTACACAAACTGCCGTTTGAAATCGCCAAAGTACCACGCGGTCGTAGAAACAAGCTGATCGATGAAAGAAGACGAAAGACATGTAACACCCATATCGGAATAGATGTTTTTTACTCCCGCCGGGTTCGATGCTTTTACCGACTGCCCGGAATAGCAGATTTTGTATCCTGCACCTTTCAACGCCAACGGCACAAAAAGGATTTTCGGGTTTATCAGCATAGGCAGCCCGTATTCATCGGTCATAGCACCAAACAGCGCCATCGCAGTATCAAGGTCAGTCTCATCCACCAGCGCTTCCGCCCCGAGGTTGTCCTGGGTAGCGGTGGTATAGGGGTCAGTCGATGTGTTGCTATACAACGTCGCGGCAGTCCCGGCAGGTCTCCACGCGGCCAGCAATCCGGTGTTCGTTACGCCAAGGACAGCATTCAGGATCGTCTTTTCCCGGTCAGACTTTGCAGCCTCACCAACTCTCCGCGCCCTCATCACCATCTGCCCCGTCTGATCGAATTTGACCATCTCTTCGGTCAGGGATATGATCCGGCCTTTCTTGGTGTTCTTGATCTTGTGGTACTTTTCAGTGATCGAACCTTCTTCGTATTCGATGCCAGCCGGTACTTCTTTCATCTGCATGTCTTCGCCGAAACCGACAATAGTTTCATCGTTCACGGAAGAAGGAATCACGGTCACAAGCTGATCGCCGACACCGTACTCCAGATCATAGGCTTCCTGCACAACTTTGTTAATCAGCGCCCCGGTAATTTTGGGAAACGCGGAAGGAGTGAGCCCCTCAGTAAACTGAATGTCGTCAACCGCCACCTCATCAATTACAGAGCTTTCCCGCAGTTTCGGTTCGCCCATCGCCTGCCACAATGCCTTGATGGAAAAACTCTCAACCGGTACCTTGCCCTCATTGATAAGGGTAATCATCGACTTCGCAAATCTCTTTTCTTTGGTGGCCTTGTCTTCGCCACCACTTTCGTACAATAACTTCATGCTGTCTCTGTTCATTTATTTATCCTTATGTCCTGATATCTTTCTGATACACGCCAGCAAGGAACTGTACCAGTACATTTGTGCTCGATCCATTCGTTGTCTCAGCGCAGATAGCCACTATGTTAGTGGCAGTCGTCCACATCGTGGTATTGGTAGTCGTGGCAAAGGTCAGCTCCTGGTCTCCGGTGATCTTAAAAGTTCCACCAAAGTAGTACTGATCTTTCGCAGCAGCGGGAAACTCAAACACGGTACCGTGTCCCGGTTCAAGCATTCTGATCTTTGTCCCCGTCGCATCAGTCGCCGGGGAAGCATCCATAGCAATCCCGGCCAAAAACAAAGAGTCCCCGGACGCCTTTACCGGAGTAACCGCACCAACGGACCCGGTAATTTTCAGCATGTCGCCCTGCTCAATCGCTACCGTTCCGGTCTTTGCAACCCACCTTTCAACCTGGGGTCCTCTTCGGTATCTATATACATTACTCATCTCTTACCCCCTTCCCTTTATGGCAAGTTCCATCTTCGCGGTGTACTCTTCATCGGTCAGTTTTTCCGATTCAGTCACCTTTCCGTCACCCATTCCGGTAACGCCTTTTTTCTTTTGCCCTTCAATCAGGGCCTTTCTGTCTTCCAGTAAAGCCTTCCGCGCTTCTTTGTCTTTCGCATCGCTTAGAGATTCTTTGAAAGCTTCCGTGATATACTCGTCAGGGATTTTACTTTCCTTCACCTCTTCAGCGATAGCAGCGGCTTTTTCTCCGGCAGCTTCCTTCACCTTAAACTCGTCGACTTCTTTCTTCATCCGCTTGTTGTCTTCGGTAAGGGTCGCAATCTGGACCTTGAGTTTATTCAACTCTCCATCCTGCTCCGCTTCACTTAACACTTCAGCGCGCACACTCTCCCGGATGCCCGCAATCAAATCGGGCCGCTTATTCAGCATTTCCATTGTGATTCCGCTTTCGTCCATCTCGTCTCCTTTTGAGCTGTTACTCTCAAACATATTCGCCGTACTTCCTGGCTCAGTTACCAGGTCAGCCGAGAAAAGCTGTTTCAAGTTATACGCCTCGGCAATACCGGATGCCTTGTCATACATCATGTCACCCCTCGCAACTATTGACAGACCTATCTTGTCTGACATTTCTTCTACCAGGGATTCAACCAGTGGTGCATGAACAGACAGATACCGGATATCAGCCTTCGGTACTCCTGCTTCAATTCTGCCATTCTCATAATAACCCAACACATCGCCAACACTTCTGACGCCGTTATGCTTTTTTAATTCATCATCACTCACGTGATTCATGTAAAACTTTTTACCGTTAATGTTTTCTGAAACACCACGCATAAAACCTTCTGAAAATCTTGTACCCTTACTTCCGGGAATATAAATATTACCAGACGTCGAATGTAAAAGAACCACGCCACTAATTAGCCTTTCTTTTTTATCAAGCACTATTTCTGCCATCTGCCGCGCTATGCTCGATTCACGTATTTCTACAACTTGTTCCTTCTTCGCAGCTTCTTGAATATGTTTTGATTCTCCGATGCCATACTCCTTCAGCAATTTATCAATTTTGCTTTTTATTTCTTTCGGGATGGTCATAGGTGTGCCCGTTCGTGCCCCGCCCATAGCTTGAGCAATAGCACGGAGAGCGTTCAGATTGACCGGTCCAGCTTTTCTGTAGAGTCCTGTTTCAGGATCGATCCCGCCGGTCCCTTCACGGTACGGCAAGTGCCACGTTGACTTCTTTGTTCGGTCCTCTACCCAGAGAAAGCACTGTGCCGGTAATTTCTTTTTATCGACAAGCGCCCATGATGTGTTACTCGGATCGGCTTCAATTATTTTTTTGACTTCTGCACTAAGCCAAAGGGCGAAGATAACATTGTTCGCCCGCTTGTCCATTTACCAGTACTTTTTCAAGTGTTTATTCTTCATGACTTCCAGCCTATCACCATAGCCGATGACTACACCAGCCTGATCTTTTACCGGATCACCGTATTCGGCAACGATGTATTCAAGCACTCGTTTATGCCACTTGCTTATACTCGCTTGCCGTTCCTGCTTCGCTTCGTTCGTCCGCTTATTGATATCACCAAGCAGCTTAATCCGGTCGTCCTTCGTTTTCGCTTTCTGCTCAACATACATCAATTCATCCCGGACCTTCTCGATCTTTTCCAGACACTTATCAAATCTGTTCGATAAATGCCCCGCAATCTCTACGGGAAGAATTCCATGTGTGGAACTAAGCTTCTCCTCGATAATGTTAATTTCCGCTTGACTCATTCCTGCAACTGACTTCGTCTTTCCTTCGGCCATCTTTATCTCCTTCAAATATTTTACACCATCTTTCCTAAACTGTCAAATAGGGTCACTCTGGAAACTCCAGTGCGTCCTCTATCGGCTCGATGGTTAAATAACAAAAACAATTCGGATGCGACACAGGCACGCCATCGGGAGGATATACCCCTTCCCCGAGTCCGTACATGTCACTTCGTTCATATTCGTCGCATTCGTCGCACTCTTCCGCCCCGGCGGTCCTATGCCACTTAATCCCCTTTACCCATGCTTTCGCCTTTGCGTATTCTGCCGTAGACTCCCTGTACGCCCGCGTGACTTCGGTTCTTAAAACTCGTTCTGTATTTTTATAGGCTGACCGATACACTCCACGGCCAGGAGGATACTTTTTGAAATACTCTTTCCAATATGTCTTTCTCATATCAACATCGGGTAAATATAAAAACGCCCTTAGATTCCTTTGTATCTCTCCGGGATATAACCCTTCCGCGTAACCGTCCGCTATCATCTTCCGCAAGGTTTTATAGGTGCCCTCGTGAATCTCCCATATCCTCTCTGAAAGTGTCACGCCGTCAACACCACGAATAACTTTATCCATGGCAGCTTTCCATACGCGCTCAAATACTGCCGGAGACATGCCAGCGGTATAGTTCCCTTTTAGCCGTCCGCCGGTTGCCCTGATAGATGCCTGTACATCAAGGACCGCCTGTCGTGTGCTTTTCCGTATCAGCACTTGAGCAGAGGTTGAAAGCTTATTACTTAGAGCAAGCATTTCTTTTTCGATCTGCCGAAACAATGCGTTCAATTTCCGTGGTCCGCCGGGCGGTTGTGCATCAATAAGAGACTGTAACTTTTTAATCTTGAGCTTGTATTCCTTTTTGTACTTTTTCAGCTCATCGGCTATCGCTTTATTTTTTACCCTGTTTGCTTTCTTAATAGCCCGTTCAATCTCTTTCAGATAGGTCATTTATTCCTCTTGCTCTGCCTGTTCGTCTTCAAGCTCTTCCCGCTTGATTCTCTCGTCCTCGGTCTCCGTCTCGTCGTCTCCCTCATAGGTGGCTATAAGCCTCTGTTCATTATCGAAGTCAAGGTCAAGCCGCGCACTCGCTGTTTGCGGAGAGAGTATTCCCATCTTGTTCATCTGAATTTCGTATGCGTCTGTCTCATCTTTTATGTTCCGGCTTACAATGTCGGGGAAGGTGATGCTGCACTCAAGGCATGTCGGTTTTATGATCTCGACTTCTTCCTCGATCCCCGTGATAGGGTTCATCTGCCTTTCTGTAACCTTTTCTTTTTCAGGCACCAGTCCGTCACTAATACCTTTACGAATAACACGCCGAAACATTTCCTTGAACGCTTCACCAAAAAAATCCTGCCAGTCTTCAAACTCCATGACTCCGGGCCCTTGCGCAACCATTACCGATGCGTAATTATTATTAGAAGCATCGGATGTTACCATAAACTCGGGAAGCCCGGCACCAGCTGCAACAGTCAAAAGCAGCGCCCGACCATCGTGCTGTACATCCCCAGCCTGAAGGTTCGGGGACTTTAACTCATAGTCAACGTTTTTGTTCGTGGTGAATACAGATATGTTTTTAGGCGCTCGTGCAAGGGATGTACCGTCAAGGTTTTCTTTCTGTGTCGTCGGATACTTCGCCGCAATGTTTGCCGCCTCTGTCGGAGTCCCCGTTACTTTTTTAATAAGCGCCACCGTGTTCCTGATCTTGTTCAGCTTCATACGGTCTTTTATCCAGTCTTTGTAAAGCACAAGATACTCAAGCAGCGGCTCAAAGTAGGATCGACCACGGACCTCATCACTGTCAGTCATGATCTTTATGTGCTGTACTTCTTCGGCAGGTATCGCCTCGTTTTTGTAGTAGTAGTTTTTGACCGTCTCAATATCTTCCGGGTCTGTTTCTATCCCGTCGGTTATCTTTGCACCCGGCGGTATCATGTCGGGGTTCTTTAGTTTCATCGGGTTCAAAAACCTAATCTTGTATGTTTTCTCATCCTCAAAGTACCTGATAAACGCTTCTCCATCACGGATACACCGTCTTACAATTTCCTTTTTCCGCAATTCCATGTTGTTTACAATCCAGAAATCTTCCCAAACTTCTTTCGTCGCAGGAGTCTCACTGATAGGGTCAACACTAAAACCCCGGCCAGCAACGTACTTTTCAAACAACCGGCAGATATTCCTGCCATGCGGGGATTTGTAAAATATTTCATTCGCCTGTTTTAATAGTGTATCGCGGTTCTGTGTGTCAAGGTGTTTGTAGTCGCCGCCCAATAGTTCCCATTGTGACTCGTCCCGTTCGGGCTTTACAAAATTACTTTCTGTGATCCCGGAAATAACCTCAAGCTGACCCTTTATCATTTCAGCTTCTTTTAGCCTTATCTGTCCATTTATCGCATAGGCTTTTAATCTCTCAAACATGTAACCCCCACGGTTTATAATTATAACACACTTTATAAAAAGATGTCACTTTCATCATCCGATTCCCCGTAGTACTGATCTTCTATAATAGGCGGCTCAAAAACGGTATAGACAAAACTGTCTCCTTTATCCGGGGACCGCCCCAACCTTTTTTTATAGTCCTTTTTCGGCTCTGCAAATATCCGCCCGTCGCTTTTAATACTATACTTCAATCCCGTCAAATCTTCAACAAGCTCTGCATCATCCGGTATGGATATCGTGTTCCCCTCTTCATATTGTTGTTCAAAAAGCTCCCTTGCCTTCCACCATAATTCAGTACGAAAATTAAAAAACTTATCATCTTCAAAGGCATGAGCAGCACTATCTATTCCTATAACTGCCTGTCCCAATTCTGCCAGCCTGTCAAACACGCCAACACCGATACCGCATGAGTCAACTTTCACCACCTGATTCCGTTCAACTCTATTCACCACAATTCCGCAGGTCTGCATCGTGTTCTTTTTCCCCCAGGTCTCCTGTAGCTGCACAACTTTCCCGGTCTTTGGCGTCAAGACCGTCATATCATTACCCATTCTCGCAACATCAAGACCATAGCAGATATGAGAATCAATATCATCAACTTCCGCATTAATTGCACTCTGTACCCATGCAAGCGGGATAATGTTATTTTCCCCGGACGTGGAAAACTCCCCGAGTATTTTAGTCTCCCATAAATCAGGCCGCTTCGTTTCCCATAGTTCACGCTTTTCCTTTATGTCTTCCTCGTTCGTGATCTGGATTTCTTTCTGTAGCTCCTTCGGCCACTCTCTTTTCTCAGGGTCTTTTCCGTAAGAATATAGTTTAGTATTAAATTGTCGGTGTTCCTTCGGGAATAGTTTTTGATTGACGAAAGGAGAATCATAAGCTGACAATCTTATACAATTCCACGCTGACCGGTCCTTGTGGTGGTGCTGTCTGAAAGGGCACTGCTGATCTGCCCCGTCCGTCGTGCTGATTTCAAGCACCCGAGAAAAACCACCAGTCAAACTTCCTTCTACGGCGTCATACAACCACTTCGGCAGCCCCTTTGCTTCATCCAGTATCCACAAGATATGCGGGGCGTGAAAGCCCTCAATCGATTCAGCGTTATCCGTGGAAAAACCGACCATGTAGCTATCTGTGTCTGTTTTTATTTTTACCTGCATACACTCACCACGTAAAAAATGACCGTTCCTTGAATAGATTGACCGTATCTCTTTCCAGAGTAACAACTCAACCTGTCTATTCGTCGGCGCCGTGGTTATGACAATAGAGTTTTTGTACAGATTAAAAAAAGTAACCGCTATTGCAGCGGCGACATGCGTTTTGCTTATACCGTGACACGCCCTAACCGATGTCCTTTTGTGCTTCCACACCGATTCTATAACACACCGCATCCCGGACCACAGTTTCACACCCAGGCGCTTTTCTATAAAAACTTCCGGGTGCTTCCTGTAAAAATCAATTACTGTCTTCGCTTGCTTCGTCAAGTAGTTTGTCCATTGTTATAAATCCCTTCACATTCGCCTCAATCCTGTCGGTAAACATCGCAAGATATCGGCCAAGAAGTTCCAGGGCCTTCGGCTTGTCGTAGTACTTTACGACAATATATCCGTTATTATTTTGATACATCCCGGCAATAGCTCTGGTATTCGCGCTATCTTTCGTATCAGTGATTTCTACGTATTGATATGTTTTCCCTTCATCGTCCGTCCGTGTTACCACTTTTATATCTTTCGTAGGATCGGAGAAAGCTATTTTCTCAAGCTCATCCAAAACACGCACCTTCAGGACGTTTCTTTTTGCCATTAAAACTTCG